TCAGCGGCGATATTCCTTTGGGTCCAGGAACTCGGCCAGGCAGGAGCCCACACGCAGCGCCTGCTCGCGCGCATCACCGCGGTATTCGCCCTGCCCCGCACCTTCGATCGTGGCGATCGGCGAGGCGCGGTCGCGGTGATACACGAACGCCGTCGACGACCACTGCGTCTGTCCAGGGGCCTGACTTTCCATCGTTTCCACGCGGAACTCACCGCAGTACCCGTGAATCAACGTGCGTCGAAGTGTTTTGTGCGTCATGCGCGGAAGTATCGCCACGTGCAGTTGAAGACGACGTGGAAAAAACCGCCGCGACCCGGCCGGGCGCGAGCAAATGCAGTCCTTCCCTTTACTCCCCCGGCGCACGCTGCCGGGCCTCCTTGAGGACGCAACCGGCAGCACCCGGACGCTGGCGTGACAGCGCAGAGCGACACGGCAATTCGTCCAGCCGCATGCGACAGGTCTGCCGGCAGACGCAGCACATCCACCTGCAGCAATCGCTGCAACGTGGCATCAATAAAATCGGGAAGAGATTGCACATCCGGCGATTGCCGGGAAGCCTTGCGATCGAAGGCTTGGAAATGGTGGCCGAGGACGGAATCGAACCGCCGACACGGGGATTTTCAATCCGGAGCCGTAAATCTAAGTAACTGATCGCTAAGCCTTTCTCCGGATCACCCGGGGAAGGCGCGAATGAAACAGAAGGTCCAGACGCGGCATGAAAAGCCGCCACTGGTGCAAAAATGGCTCAAGCTTTTGGCATGGGCCTGGCCCGTTTGGATCACACCAGCATATGCTGATCAACGGGTAACACAGCTGTCAGTCGAACTCTCACAGCCAGGGGAGACCATGGATGCCTTCATCCTCCGCATAGCACCAAAGCTGAACAAATTCACGGCGGACCTGCATGCGGAAGTCTGCGGAACAATTCGCACAGAGCAGGGTCGGCATGCTGTGGATATCCGCACCTACCATGACCGCTACAGCTGCTTTGTGGAGCGCGACGGGCTGCCATACGTGCACACGCACCCCAGCTTGTTGAAAGATTGCTGGACGTTCAGCCTGGAGGACTGGAAGCGGCCCGGCTATTTGGTCACTGAAATAGGAGTGCGCTATCAGGACCCTCGGCGCTCCAGAAAAGTCAGGCCAGGACACTAGCCGTTTCAGCTGACAGCGCCCCTCCTCCATTTCGGCAAGACGGTGTGGGAGCAGACTACCGTGCTGCGTTTCGCGCGAACTCCGCCGCCACCTCGAAAGCCTGAGCGATCGGCAGCGTGACTGCCGGCGGTATGACTGGGCTTCCCGCGATGCTCAGCGACACATCGGCCCCGCCCATCTTATTACGCCGAATCCGCGCAAGGACTTCTGCGCCCCCTGCGCTGGCACGTATAAGGCACCATTGGTCCCGATCGGTGTCATTGCCGACCACGGGGTTAAGCCAATTCATGCCCACAGGTAGCTCGGGCAGCGTCACACCTTCGGGAGCGATGACACTCGGCTCCCGGGATCGTCGGAGTGCGGCGCGATGTGCAGATCGTGAGGGCATGGCTATCAATCCTGGTTATCGCTGCTATGGGTCACGCGGCTAGCCGGTGCTCGTAGAACGGGTGCCGCTTGTCGTCGAAAATCGCCTGCAGCACATGGAGGTTGGCCGGATCGGGGTTGAGCCACGCGTCGACGTGCTCGGGCTTGATGTTGATTATGGTCCGATCGTGCCCCACCGCTGCCACCTCGGGCTCCGGCTCATCGGTGATGGCCGCGAAGCTCAGCAGGTCCGGCTGCTCGCCGGCCGGATCGGTCCAGCGTGACCACAGGCAGGCCACCAGCATTGGCTCGCGGTCGCTGGGCTGGAACTGCACCACACGGTTCTTGCCGTCCGGCCCCTCGACGTTCTCGTAGAAGCGGCCGACGACCAGCAGGCCGTGGGTATAGCCGAACTGCTCGCGCCAGAAACCCTGCAGGTTGTCCCGGCGGGCGTTGTAGGTGCCTGGGTACTTCGTGTCGTAGATCGGGGGCTTGCCAGCCGGCCGGCACTGGTAGCGCATGGGCTTGATGAGGCGCTGGCCGGCCTCGGAGATGATCACCGGTGCGTAGTAGCCCGGGAAGATGCGGTAATCCCGCGCTTTGGGCTCGGTCCGCTGCAGGTCCGCGATGCGGCCCTTGATCTGCTCGATCTTGGTGGTGGCGATGCGCTGGTCTGTCGCCGCCTTCTTGGTCGGCTTGCCGCTGGCCAGCACCCGCTCGGCGTCTGCCAGGCGCCGGGCCTGCTTGAACAGCTCCAACTCCAGGGCCTGCATGTCCTCGGCGTCCCACACGGCCAGCTCTGCGGCGATCGCGGCCAAGCCGCCCTCCCCGCCTGCGCGGAATGCATCGTCCATGGCCTTCGGGGTCTTGGGCCGCTTCTCCGCCTCTCCCTGCCTCAGCCACAGTTTCGAGAACTCCTCGATCGACATGATCGCGCCGAAGTTGCGCACCAGCTTCCGGTAATCGGCCTGGATCTCAGCGGAGTAGCACATGGCGGTCCCTCAACAGTCGCGGTCGCCGTTCTCCAGGCCATGCCAGGCCAGGATCTCATCGAGCCGCCGGGAGACGAATTGGGCATCGTCGCCCGTGATGGCGCCGTCCTCGATGACATCCGCCATGCCAGCGAAGGCCTGTCAGAAGTGGCAACGGTCTGGGCTGCTTTGCATCAGCGCCGGCACTGCAGAGTCTAGGTGATCGAGGTGCGCGCGGAGTTGGGCTCTGTCCATGCCCCCAGTATCGGCACGGCCTTCTCATAGCATGAGACACGTCATCGTAGACTGCAGCCCATGGATACCAGCGCCCCCAGCCTGTTCGAACGACTACAACAACGACTCGCATCAGCCTTCGAACCGCTGCAAGCACTCTATCAGTTCCAAACCGAGCTCATGCATTCGTTCCCCACTGCGGCAAACACCGTTGTTGAGCTAGTCGCGTCGTGGGGTCATCGCCTCGAGATACCTACGCGCGCAGACTCGAAGGCTTCATCTAGCGAGATGGAGCGGTACAACAAACCATGTAGTGCACCAAACTAACTCTTATCTATGCCAAGCGGAGTGTCATTAAAACGCCAAGCAAATTCGATGGTGGCTTTGCGCGGCTACACTTTTTAATAACCATCAAGTGAAATCTAAGCACGGAGCAGAAGATGCGTATTAGGATCAACCAAAAGCACAAGTCGTTGCAACCGACCAACCATTTCACATTGCCAGAATTCACGGTTTTGACTGGCCAGAATGGAAGTGGGAAGACCCATCTACTTGAAGCGATTTCAACCGTTAGAGCAGAAGTCACCGACGAACGCGGAATGCGAATAGATCGAATTGCATACGTTCCTTATAACGGACTTAACCCGCATTTAGAAGAAATATGCCACCCCGTACAGTTGGCTCAGATGACTGAGCAGCTTTGGCAAACAATTCAGCCAATCACTATTCAATATGGGTCAACCATTTGGACTCAGACCAGTGCGAACAATTTTGAAAGCTCTATTAACGTCAACTTTGGAACCGACCCCAATCGTAATTCAGTCCTGCGAAATATTCTCATGCGGTCAGGAAAATCTCTAGGTGAGATCACGCAAGAAGACGTGTCAGAATACCTTACTTTTAATGAAAGTACTTCAGAATCTCTGTTTACATCTCAATTGGCGGCAATTTTTAAAAACTATCAAGTTAAATGGACTAAAAATAAATATAACAAATTTCTAGCGATTAATGAAGGCATAAGCACAGCTAAGTACATGGAAGAAAGCGATTTCATCAAGGCACATGGAACCGCGCCTTGGATTACACTCAATAAAATTTTATTCCAAGCCGGACTTCCTTACGAATTTCAAGACCCAACAGGCTCCGATATAAATCTACCTTACCATTTAAGGCTCCATGATAAAACCTCCGGCGAGGCAATATCGGTAAACGAGCTGTCCTCCGGCGAAAAAGTGCTGCTATCAATCGCATTGGCAACTTATAACTCTGACACCGCAGGGGCGCGACCGCAGCTTCTGCTGTTGGATGAACCAGATGCGCCCCTCCACCCGAAATATTCTAGCCTACTCATTCAGGTCCTGAAGGAAACAATTGTCGAAGTAGCTGGCGTAAATGTGATTATGACGACACACTCTCCATCTACTGTCGCCATGTCTCCAGACAACAGTATTTTCGAAATTACTCGCAGTGAAAAAATTCCAAATATGATAAGTAGCAGCCGAGCGGTCTCGGTCCTTACTGCTGGAATAGGATATCTAAGAGTTTCATACGACAAGAGAAAAACAATTTTTGTCGAGAGCAAGTACGACGTACTTTACTATGAAAAGCTATTCGACGCGCTACGGAGGAAGCACAACTTCTCCTATCAACCAATTTTTATGGAGCCGCACACCGGCACATCAAATTGCACTGATGTGATCGAGATCGTAGGAAAGCTGAGGGCAGCCGGTAATGAGCAGACTTGGGGAATTATTGACTACGACGGGGTAAATCATGAAAGAGAATTCGTGGCAATTCTCGGTAAAGAAAAAAGATATGCAATTGAAAATTATCTACTTGATCCTCTATATATTGCACTTGCACTTATCCGATACGGAAAGAAAAGCTTTTCCGATTTCAAAATAAGTAATCACCACACCTACCCAGAAGCAAGAAGACTTAGTGAAGACGACTGCCAGACAATAATTGACTCAGTCCTTGGCGATTTAGGTATAGCCCTGAGCGAACTAATGCAAACCCGGCTTGAGAACGGCCACTTACTTCATTATCCCAAATCATTTCTACTGCATGACGGCCACAAATACGAGAGTCTCTTAAAAAAATCTTATCCGGAGCTAAACGCGATCTCACGCGGACAAGGCGATGCCACATTGAAAATGGGCCTGGCAGAGGTGATCGCAGAATTTCCTCAATTCCTACCCATCGAGATCGGCGAATTATTCGCAGACTTTGAAGAAAGCTAAAGAAAAATAACATTCAAGACGCGGTATCGACCGGTCAGCCTGCTGCCACTGCGCGGCCCGCCAAGCTGTTCGCGATGGCGATTTCAATGGCAGCCTTTATTAGCTCACTTAGCTTCCATCCCAGCAGATTTTGCGTCACCTCAGATGCGGGGAGGCGGATGGCATACGTCGGCGCGATCAGGTCGGCGATCGGCGCCGCCAGCACGCCCAACGCCGCTCCCCGATCCTCGATTCGGAGGTCACATCGCCGGTGTCGTTGATCGGGTTCCTGTGCTAGCGGGTCGGCATCTGGATTCGGCGTCACAACGTTTGCGTCGTAGGCGGCGCGCGTGGCGACCTTGATGCCGATCAGCAGGTGCGCGCCGGGCTCGGTAGCAGTCTCGCTCAAGACCAAGCACTACACCCTAACACTCACACACAAGGCAGGTGCAGGTGGTGCCGTACGGCGCTGCTCAGGCGCCACGCGAGTTGAGCGGCCTCAGTGGCCCCGCGTCCGGCCTGGATAGATTGCGGTAGGCAGCCACCTGGAAATATCGGCCGCCGCCGCATCTATGCGTCAGGGATTCCCGATGCCAAGATAGGCATACATCGTGCGCAAACGTGGGCAGATGAATGTTTTATCCTGTGGGCGCGCCGAGCATCTTGGCACTGGGTCGAGATGCCCTCACGCCTTCGGCAACAGGCTGGCGCACCTGCTTCGGAACAACCCTGCCCGCCTCGCCGCAGGCCTGCCGTCAGAGAAGCCTGGCCATGCTGTCGTCCCACGATTTGATGATCAGTTCTCCAAACTGCCTGTCGCGAGTGCCCGCGCTCCCGATGGTGTAGTTCACCTGCAGCGGCACCGTCTCGAAGCCAGCGAAAACTTGCCTGATATCTGCATGGTCGTTCAGCGACACGACAATCTTGCCGCGACTAGATCGCATCAGATCGGCCATCCGTTCGTACTCTGAGAATGAAAATTCAACGCCATAGCCCTCGGTCTGCCAATAAGGTGGGTCCAGGTAGAACAACGTCTCCGGCCGATCATAGCGGCCGATGCATTCGTGCCACGGAAGCCGTTCAATGACGACGTTGGCTAAGCGCAGGTGCACGGCACTCAGCTCCTCTTCGATTCGTAGCAGATTCAGTCGCGGCCCCAGGCCGCTGGCTACGACACCGAAGGTCTGACCTTCGACCTTGCCACCGAAGGCTAGCTTCTGCAGGTAGTAAAACCGGGCGGCACGCTGAATGTCGGTAAGGGTCTCGGGACGTTCCATCTGCGCCCACTCGAACATCTCGCGGGACACTAGCGACCAGCGGAACATACGCACGAATTCGTCGAGGTGATGCCGCACGCAGCGGTACAGGCACACCAAGTCGCTATTGATATCGTTGAGCACCTCCAGCGGCGCGGGCCGTGGACGCATTAACAGGGCGGCTGCGCCACCGGCGAAGGCTTCAACGTAGGTCTCGTGCGCGGGGAAGTGGGGATAGAGGTGCTTGATAAGGCGGCGCTTGCCGCCCGGCCAGGGAATCATGGGTCGGGTCATTCGGTTCTCAGCATTTGCGATGTCGGTGGCCGACACTGCACCCGCTCTCGCGAGGGCGCAGGGTCTAGGCCAATGCCAGGTGGTGAGAACACCTGTGTTGCGGTGCCGTGCATGCAGTGTCAGCTGCATGCACGGCGCCCTGTTTCAGGCTTCGGCCATTGGCTCGGCTAGTGCCAAGCTGGCCGAAATGGCGGCGTTGGTCGCGGCCTTGATCAAGGCTTGCAGCTTCCAGCCTTCGAGTGTCTGCGCCGCGGACGCTCCGGGAAAGCGAATCAGATAAGCCGGGGCTACCAGATCAGCGATGGACTCAGCGAGCACTCCCAGGGTAGCGCCTCGGTCTTCAACCTGAAAGGTCACATTCCCCGTGTCGTTCGTCGGGTTCCAGACAATGGTGATCTGCCGCGCAATCGGGTCGGCATCTGCGTCGGGTGCGGCGACGTTGGAATCGTAGGCGGCGCGCGTGGCAGCCTTGATGCCCAGCAGCAGATGCACGCCGGGTTCGGTCACCGTGGCGCCGGGCACCTTGATCAATTCGCCTGTCGCCGGGTCTGGCTCGGTCGTCGCTGGCGCGGTGATGTCGTAGCTGCGGCCAATCAGGTCGTTGATCTGCACGGTGAGCACGCGCAGGAAGGATCGCTCCAGCGTCTGCATCCAGCCATCCGGATGCGGCTTGGTGGTCATCTGCTCGAGATGGAATTCCACCGGCCCGTCGTTGGTGGCCGGGTCCCATCGGATCTCAATACGCGGCGCCACGATCTTGGTCTGCGTGCCAAAGGCAGGGTTTTCGCTGATGATCATTTGGCTATCTCCATGCCTTCCAGCGGACCGTCGATCCACGCCAGGATACCCATGCCCCGCACGGACACTGCATAGGTATCCCAGCCGGTTCGCTCATCCAAACCACTGCCGTACTTCTTGACACTGACCAAGTCCGGTGTGACCACGAAGGCCTCACCGGCGTCGCCGCGCAGAAATTCAACGACGGCACCGAGCGTCGATTCGATGTTTTGACAGTTGGCCATGGCCTCCGCCAAGGCCCCACGGTGCGGTCGAATCTTCATGTCCTTTCCAGTTTGACACGTGTTCATGATCAGTATCCTGTGACATCGAGGATGGGAGAGCGCACCCAGGCCTGGCCGTAGTTGCCAGGGGGCGGCTGGGGGGTGTTGTTTGTGCCGGTGCGTAGATCTTGGGCGGTATCGATAGCGGCAATCGACGCGACGTTGCCGTTGATGTTGACCACGCCTTTTCGCCACAGCACCTGCACTTGCCATTGCGGGCCGCCACCGACCAGACCGCCGATGGCCAGCATGATGTTGCCGGTGGAGCCGGCCAGCGCGGCGTAGGTCCGACCTGCAGGCAAGGTGATAGAGCCGCCCTGGTTGGCATTGCCCTGCAGGAGCGCCCGCACCTTCATGTACTTCAGCGTGGCGTCGAAGTGCACCTCACCGGTGTCGGGATTGGTGACCACCAAGTAGTCCTGCCGCCCGAAGTTCGGATAGTCGAAGACCATCGCAGTAAAGCTGCCGCTGGTAGTAAAGCCGGTGAACGTGAAGGTATTGCCGCTCTGGGTGCGCGTGGCGAGCGCGGCATTGCTCTCACCCAGGAAAGCCAGAGCCGGATTGGTGCCGGCGACAGTCAAGCTCCAGGTTTTGAGCACGCCGCTGCCGGTGGGCGTGATCGTCTGCTTTGACGCCATCGCCAAGTTCTTCCAGGTCTCAGAGATGACAACGCGATTGGGACCGGCCTCGAAGATTGCATAGGCCATCAGAACCTCCCATAGAACAGGGTGCCGCCGGCTCGCGCACCGAAGTTCGCCGCCGGTGACGACCAACTGATCGTGTTGCCGTCGTCGCTGAGGTAAGGCAGCAGGCTGTTGCCGGCCCCAGTGTCAGCCACGAACCAGTAGTACAGCTGGTTGGCGCTCCCCGTGACCGGCACCGGCACCGAGCCATTGCTGCCGCTGGCGATGGCGACCGCACCCATGTGCTGCGTGAGCAGATCAGAGTCGGGCTGATCGGTGATCTGCAGCAGCACGACGCCGGTGTCGGCGTCGTTGATGATCAGGACGTTGGTCATGTCACTCCATACCCGAGGGCAACCACACGGCGGCCGTTGGGCGCGTAGGCGTAGAACTTCCCGCCGACGAACTCATTGCGGCCGCCACCTGGCGTGGCGCCGATGATCTCCACCACGTCCGCAGAGAACGTGATCTTGCCAATGAGCCCATTATTGAAAGAGCGCATGCCGATCACCTTGCCGGTGACGTCCAGCGCCCACGTGTAAGACGCGTAGTAGCTGGCGATGCCGTTTTCGTTGACGCTCATCCTTGCTTCGAGCGATTGCGTGGCGGACGCCTGTTCTAGAACTGAAGTGTCGTCAGTCCACAACGTGGCGACCAGCCCCGGCTCCACCTTGAGCTGCCTGAAGTACGTTGGGCCCGGAGTTCCTTCAACGATCAGCCGAACTAAAAGCCGAGTCGTGCCCGAAGGTGCGTTCACGCTTATTTGAAATCTTTTCCAGACAAGCCAGCTGCCAGAATCGGCAGCAACAGACACGGCTCCGATCAAGCCCGACGCGTTGTAGGCGCCAATCTCCAGTCTCGCAACCCCATTGCCATTGGTTTTTAGGATGTCTCCGGACAATGTGTAGATGCCGGCCGGCGTGTCGTTTACAAACTGCTCTGCCGCGGCCCCGCCAGACGTGGCAGGCATCACCAGATAGGGACCGTTCAACGCGTTATTGAACAGGACCGCTCCCGCAGGTAGCACCCAGCTCGAAGACCCTCGGGCAAAGGTGGGATTCTTCAGCATGTTGGCGTTGATGTTGGTCTTCGCCACCACGGCCGTGACTGCGGTGCTGGTGGCGTTGGCCTGATTGCCCACCTGCTGCACCTGCGAGCTCAGCGCGTTGAGCGCCGAGGTGTCGGCTTTGCCAGCCACTGCTGCGTTCGTCGCTTCAATGCGTTGGCCCAGCGCCTGATCACCGCTGATGCGCGCCTGATCTACAGCATTCACACCTGCGGAAGTTGCGAGAAGGCCGACGCCGGACGGCATGCGCGTCTCCACCACGCCGACACGCTGCGCCATCGCCTCGTTGCGCCGGACCGCCGCCTCATCCACTGCCGTGACTCTCGCCGCTGTCTCCAGGGCACCGTTACCAGACGGCATGCGGCCCTCTACAGTTCCGACGCGCCGGCCTATCGCGGTGTCTGCACTCGTCAGTGCCGCAAATCCCTCCGAAACCCATGCGGATGGAGCCAGCTGCCCGTCGCCCGCGGGTAGGCGCGCAATCACCCCAGACAACCGAGTGGCCTCGGCCTCCAGTTCATTTGCCGTCTGGTTGGCCATGTCCAAGGCAGCAGCTATAGCCTCGCCTGCGCTCGAGTAGTTGCCGACGTTCTGCCAGGTCGAGGGATTGCCCGCCGGCACGACGCCGGAGTTCGCGAGCTCTGCTCGGTACAGCCGCCCGTCGTGGCGCACGAAGTCGCCCTTCGGATATGACGCGGTCGAGGTCCATTCGTCCGCGTTGACCAGATCGCCCAGCGCAGCATTCAGCGCGTCGGCGTGTGCGATCGCGTCCTCACGTGCCTTGTTGGCTGCCGCCAATGCCGCCTCGGCAGTCTGGCGATTGCGCTCTGCGGCCTCCAGAAACCCCTGCCGGATCTCCTCGGTGGTCTGGTCGATCGCCTGCTGCATCTCTTCCTGCAGCTCGCCCAAGTTCTTGCCAAGTGTCTTGGTGACGTACTTGGCCGCCACCGACAGGGTGCCGTTGGTGTTGCGCGCGCGGATGGCGAACGTCCACTTGCCCGACGCCGGGATGGGCGAGTCGAACGCGCCGGTGTGGTAGCCGCTGTCGCCGACCGGCGTCATGGCGTCCCACGCCGGCATCGGCGCGCCCTGCTCCGGCGCCGCGGTGTAACGGATCTCCGCGCCGGCCAGGTTGGCCGACCGGATGGTGTCGTTCCAGAAGCCCCAGGTGTAGCGGCGGATGCCGCCGGAGATCTCCTCCACGTCGAACAGGTCGTAGTTCACCGGCGGTGCGTCGGCGCCGGTGGTCGTGTAGATCAGCGAGGCGCCCACGCCCATCTGCCCCTCCGGGCCGAACGGGCGGACGTTGAGCGTGTAGGTACCTGCGCGCGGGATACGCCACCGCGCCGTGCGGGTGCGCGTCTGTGCCACTTCCTGCAGCTCACCGTTGCCGTCCGACGCCGAGGCGTACACCACCGCGTGATCGAACGGGCCAGTGATGTCGAAGGTCGCCACCAGATCCGTCGCCGTGACGTCGCCAGTGGTGATCTGGTCCTCGTTGATCGCCAGGTTGCTGAGGATCGGCCGGGTGGCCAGTGAAGAACCGTTCTCCGGCCGGATGTACTGGCCGGTCTTGACGAAGATCCAGAACTGCGGCGACTCGGGCACCACGGTGATGCCGGCACCCTTCAAGTCACTTTCGGGCGCGATGCTGGTAACGCGAACGCTGTATCCCGGCGTTGCCTTAAAGTCGTAGATCCAGATCGTGTCGTGCGCCGGGTTGTCCTGCCAGCCGCCGTCGACCATTGAGTCCGCATAGCCCTCGCCTGGCAGCGGCGCATCATCCGGCCACTCCTCTACCAACTGGATGACGTCGGTCGCCTCGGTGAAGCCCCGCACGCGGAACGTGCGGTAGACCGCCTCCCCAGGAATACGCAAGCCGATGAACGCATTGCCCGCTGTGGGCGGCGGCACCGGCTCGTCCAGCGTCAGGGTAATGGTGCCCAGCAGCGGGCTGCGCTCGGCAGCAACGATGCGGCCACCGAAGCCCCACTGCGTGAGGTCGTGGGAGATGGCCAGCTTGCTCAGCCGGCGATAACTCAGATACTCCAGGTCCTGATCAAAGCTGATGTCTTTGTACTGGAACAGGCTCTGGGCCAGGTGGTAGCGCGCCATTTCGACCGCATGGGACTCACGCCGAATCCCTTCGCCGGTGAGGCGCGCCGGGTTGAGCATCGTCTCCACGCCGGGCGCCGGCACCCGCAAGGTCTCAACCTTGTTGGTTGTGCTGTCGAAGTAGCTGTATTCGATGCCGTCGGCAGCGCTGGCCAGCGTGTAGTCGACCGCGAAGCTGCCCTTTTTCATCGTGGCCATGTTCACCACGCCCGACACCGGCTGCTCGTCGGCGGCCCACACCACCGACAGCCGGCCGCCGGCCCAACTCACCTGCCCCATGCCCGCCAGCGCAATCGCCTGCAGCACTTCCTCGTGGTTGCGCTCCTCGGTCAGCCAGTAGTCGTAGGTGTAGCCGTTGGCCTCGCAGTGTGCCATGAAGCCCTGCAACGACTCGATGTCGATCTCTTCGTCCGACTTGCCCATGCCGGCAATCAGCTGGCCCTTCTTATTGAAGTAGCCGCGGGCGTACTTGAGGATATGCGCGCCGTTGTTGCTGGTCTCCTCCGTTACCCAACCGCCATTACGCCAGACCGGAATCGGCGCAGCGATGTGCTCGGCACGCAGCTCGTCGGGCTGGCCGTTGAGCTGGCCGGTGGCCTTCATCAGGATGCCGCTGCGCGAGATCCCGTCGTAGGTAGCGGTATCAGCCTGGACGCTTCCCATGGTCGACCACTGGAAGTCGTTGCGCTGGTTGTTCGGGCCTTCGTAGTTACCTTGACCGAGGATGCGCACCCGCACGTCGTACTGGCCCTTGGCCACATCCGCCGACAGCGTCGCGCGCTTGCTGACGTCCAGCTTGTCACCGGTGTACGTCTGGGTGGCCAGCGTGGCCCAGATCCCGGTGCCGGCTGGCGCGTACTGCACCTGCACGGTTTCGGAAACGTTGTAGGGCTTGCCCGAGGTGCCGACCCCGCCCAGCACGTATTCCAGGTTGATCTGGATGCGCACGGTGTCGGCGCTGGTGGTTCGCGTGACGAAGTCGGCCGTGTCCGGCAGTTCGCCACCGTCGATGGTGTCGACATTGCTGTACAGCGGGATGGCCTGAGCTGGCATCTGGCTGTAGCCGGCATGAAAGACGCTCACGCCCTCGTAGTTGGCCAGCGGTGTGTCGCCATTGGAGAACGCGCCCACGCGTCCCACGCCGATGCCTGGTGTCAGCACCATCCCGAGGTACTGGTCGTCGCCCTCGTAGAAGGTGTAGGGCTTGCTGGCGATGTCGGGAGCAATCGGCACGCGGCCGAACAGCAGGCCGAGCGGCTCGTAGGGGCGCATGCGATTGCGTGGCGCCCCAAGGCTGAAGACCGTGCCAGCCGTGCTGGCGGCCGGATTCTCGACCTTGGGCCCGAGCACCTTGTTGATCAGGATCGAGCCGGCAACGAACGCCGCGCTATAGGCCACTGCCGCACCTGTCGTGCCCAGGCCAGCGGCCCAGGTGGCACCCGCGCCACCGGTGAAATAGATCAGCGCTGCCATTGCCACGATGTACAGCGCGTTCTTACCGACGGCGCCACGCACCTCAATGACCTGGCGGTCCTTGGGGAAGACATGCGGCCACATGTGACGCGGCACCACACGCCCACCGATCGACACCGTCCACTGGCCCTGGTCCAGGTCCAGCACATGGCGGTGCAGGAACTCGCACAGCCGTTCGCCGGGCTTCAGATCCATCGGGATGTGCCGCTGGCCGTCCTGCGTGAGCGGATGCGGCGTCAGCACCAGCTGGCCTTCAATCGCCGGCGCAGTCATCAGACCCATGCGTAGTAACCCTCAATCCTTGCGCCGTAGTCCGGCAGCTCGCGCACCCGGTGCAGCCAGCTGCTGCCCAGCGCGTGTGTTGTATGGAGCACCCAGCCCTCATGGGCGAGGCGAAAGAACAGCCCGACGTGCCCGGGCCGCGTCTGGCCCTTGTCGAACATCAGCACCAGGTCGCCGTCGACTGGAGTGGTGGTCGGCACCGCATAGGCACGCGACAACTCGCCCAGCGCCACCTGCCCCGCAGCACCGCGCGGCCTGCGTGCGGGCATCTGCACCTCGCGACCAAACAGCTCGCGTTGCACTTGCACAACCAGGTCGGCGCAGTCGTAGCTGTCGTTGTCGTAGGGAATGCCCAGATACCGCTCGATCTCGATCGCCCGCATCAGTGGATACCTGGCAACGTGTGCGGGTTACCGCGCAGCTTCACGGCCTGCTGGCGCATGAAGAAGTCCACGCCGATCTGCGCGGTGATCAGCGGGCCGCCGGCGCGTACCTGCGTCAAAGGCAGATAAAAGCGGCGCGCGATGACGTTGGGCGCGGTGCGATCCGTGATCAGGTAGCGACACATCACCAACTCGTTTGGCTGGACCCGCTCTAGATCCTCGGTGATGCCGCGCCCTACGTTGTCCACTTCCAGCTGCGCGCGTGGTGTCTGCCCGGCCTGGTCGGCGGGCGGCGTGAACCGGAATGGGCAGCGGATGTAGAGGTTGCCGTTGCTGGTCCAGTCCTGCGTGTCGTTGACGATGCGCAACACGGCAGCAAACGATGGCGCGGTCATCTCCAACAGCTCCAGCGGACCGTCTGTGTCCGTGACGCGCTGGCGGCGTTCCTGGAACGTGCTCATCGCAGGTACTCGATCTGCACATCACACTGGTAAGGCCGATCCACCCCTTCCACGGTGCGCAGCTCGCCGATGTCGCCGCCAATGAATTGCGCGGTGATCTGCTTGCCAGTTCGTGGGTGCGCCATGGTGAAGGTGCCAACCACCTTGATCACATCGAAGTACCAGTCCAAGAACGCCGTAGCGTCGTCCACGCTGGAAAAGTCGAAGGACAGCGGCAGATTCACCACCGTCCGCGAATTGATCCGCTCCTGCTTTGCGAGGCCACGCTCCATCTCCGTGCGCTTGACCGAAGGCATGGGGCGCTCACGGATGGCGTCGTAGAGCACACCGACATAGGCAGGAAGGCTTGCCATCAGCGGCCCTCCTTCAGTGCAAAGCGGTTCTTCATGGCACCGGCCATCCGACCGCCGCTAGCGATATCCGCCGCACCGACGTCCACGATGAGCTTGCGCAGCTCATTGCCATCCGGCCCGCGCGTGCGCTCTTCGCGCTGCTGCGCCGGCTGGCCGGAGTAGTTGTTGATCTCCACGCTCATGCCGCCAGCACCAGCGACGGACGGCATTGTGGTGCTACCAACCAGCCCGCCTGCGGCATAACCCCGTCCTCTGCGGATGGTGCTCAGTAGCGAAAGGAAGCCACGCGGACCGCCGATTGATGCGATATCGAGCTGGCTCAGCACGCCCTCACCTTTGTGCACAATGCCCGCCGGCTCGAACTTGCCGCCCGGCCCGGTGTAGCCGCCGGTGTCCCAGCCCTGCAGCGGGATCGTCTCGCGCTGCACAGCTCCAACCTGGCCGCCACCGAACACGCCGCCCAGCAAGCTGCTCATTCCCTTGCGCACTGTGATCCGCGCGAAGTCAGCGATGATTGAGTTAGCCATGTCCCTAAAGCTGACTTTGCTGTTGGTCGTGGCCTTGACCACCATGTCCTCGAATGAGGTCAGCGCAGACGTGGTGGCGCTCTCCACCGCGCCGGCCGCGTTGCTGGCCTCATCGCGGTAGTTGGCCCAGGCGGCGGCTGCGCCCCTGCCCCAGTCAGCCTGCGCTTCGGACATGCGCACATAGCCGTCGCGGATCACCTGCACTCGGCGCTCGGTCGCAGCGCGCACTGCCTGCTCCTCTGCAGCGGCAGTGGCCTCGTCAATGCGGCCGGTATTCTTCTGCAGGGCAAGCTCGGTGAGCCGCTGCGCTTGCTCCTTGTAGACGCCGTTGAGGCGCTGCTGGATCTCGAACTCGCGATCGCCGGCGCCGACACGGGCGATCATGGCGTCCATGTCCTCGTGTAGCGCATCGGTGCTGGCGTTGAGCGCCGCCTTATAGGAGGCGAGCGCGTCTTCGCGCTGCTTCTTCAGCTTGCCCTCTTCGGTGGACAACACCTCAAGGGCTGCGGCGCCCTCGGTGCGCACCTTAGCCAGCTGCGCCTCCAATTCGCCGACCTGCTTATTGACGTCGATTGACTGCTTGCCGCTGACGTTGCGGCTGTTGAGGTAATCGATCTGCTTCTGCAGCGACTGCGCCTCGGCGGCGGTGCCCCGCTCGGCCAGCTCCCGCATGCGCTGGTAGTAGGTTTCGGCCGAGACCGCGCGCGCCTGGTACTGCGCCTGCAGCACCTTGGTGCTGGTGGTGATCTGCGCCTGCTCGGCGGTGAACGCATCCTTGATGCTTTGCAGGCCTGCCGAGCGGCTGGCGGTTGCGAGACTTGTGGCGCCCCGCGCACCCTTCGCGGCATCCGCTTCGCGCAACGCCTGCTCGCGCTCGGCAAGCAGCTTGGCGTCCGTCACCCCCTCTTTCGCCGCGTCCTCCCGCATCTGCTTGATGCGGCCCTCCAGGTCGAGAGTCTTGCCCAGCTGCCGGTTCGTCTCCTCTTGGAACTTCAGGCGTGCCCGCGCTTGCTCAGAGTCGACGGTGGGTGCTCGATCGACCGTTGCGACCACGTTGGAAAAGTCCGGCCCGGCCGCGCTTTCCAGCGCGCCCTTGGATGCCTTGATGAGGCTGCCCAGCGCACCCAGCGAATTGAGCATGCCGCCACCGATCGTCTGGCCAGCGGTGCTCTTATCGGCCTGACCCTGCTTTTGGGCGATCTCGTCCAACAGCCCCGAGTAACGAGCAAGGCCGCCGACGACGCCACCTGAGTTGGCCAATGCGGCGCTCAGCCTTTTCCAGACAACACTGTTACCGAGCGCGTCCTGCTTGGAGATCACGCGGTCCAGGACATCGGCGTACTTCTCGACCTCGCCCCAGGCACCAGACGCTTCGTCTTTGACGCTGGTCCATGCCTTGGACATCGCCGGCATGTCAGACTGAGCGCGCCGCGCCACGCTCTCCAAATGCGATTCGTAGAGCTGGACTGCCTCAGCAACAGCCTGCTGCCTGTTGCCTTCTTCGACCAGGGTATTGATGCGGTCCAACTGCGTCTGGGTCAGGAAGTGCTCGGTCTCGTTCAGCTTGAGCAGCGCCTCGACCGGATCCTTGCGGATGTCCTCGAACTTGGCGATCGTTTCGTCGATCGCCTGCCCGGTTGCGGCCTGCATCAGCGCAGCGCTGGCCGCGACCCGGTCGAACTGCTCTCCGGTAAATTTTCCGGACTCGGCGACCTTGAGCACCGCCTCGCGAGCACTGCCCAGGGAGACGCCGTCCAGCTGATCCAGCTTCGAGACCAAGCCCTCAAGCTGCCCGGTAGACGCAGCTGCGTAATTACCGGTGGCGAGCAGCGCCTTGCTAAAAGCGAAGGATCTATCCTCGCCCTGCTTCCAAGCTAAAGCTACTGCTGCCACGACGGCGGCGGTGATCGTCAGCGGATTGACCATCCCTAGCAGCGCGGAGGAGACGCCCGAAAGCGCAGGGCCGATGCCGCCAAAACTGTCCTTGATCTGCCCGCCCTGCTGCACCAGCACCGTGAACCAGGGCATGCCACCTTGGATGCTGGTGAAGATGTCAGTGAACTGCATCGGCAACTGGGCCATCGCCTGACGCGTCTGCCCAGCGGAGATGCCCAGCTGCTTGATCGGATCGTTCGCAGGAAACGGGGTACCTGCCTGCTTGCGCAGGTCAGTAAGCTGGCCCCGCAGTAACGCGAGGCCCTGCTTGATGTCGTTGACGTCCGCACTGATGCGAACACGCAGGTTTGCTGATTGGTCGGCCATTTACCGGGTCAGATCGTTGAGGTACTTCGTAAAGGCGGCATGCTCGGCGCCCCTTGCCATCCGCACTGCCTGCGCCATGGATGCTTCACGCTGCTGCAGCTGATAGCGGTCATCGCGCACGGCGGCTGCAGAAAACGCCTTGGCTTGCGCCAGGGTGTAGGTCAAGACGTCTCGGCGCTGGTGACCTCGGGCGACGAGGAAGTGGATAAGGTCGGCCCAACCGCTTGCGCCTGCGTCACTCCCACCGCATCGATCGCCTTGCCGGCGGCTCGCATCAGGCTCGGCAGGCGCTGGCCGAAAAAATCTTCGTTGAGCTCCACCACCGCCTCGGCCAGCGCAGCGGCGTCTGCCAGTGAGGCGCCGCCAACCCATGCTTCCGGCTTGCCGGCCACGATGGCACCGCCCTTTGCGAAGGCATCGGCGTCCTGCTCGAGCACGTCCATCATCAGCGCAGCCACCTCGATGGTGGCACCGGCGCTGACCAGGCTTGCGGCGACGATGACCCGGCCGATGATCGGCCGGGTTGCTTTCATGAAGGGGCCAATCTGCGCCAGTGTCAGCGGCGTCACTTCCAGCTGCTCACCACGGAAGGTGATCGTGCGCGTGGGCGGCGTCAGGATGTCGATGTCGTCGCTCACTTCTCGGCATCCCAGGTGAAGTACTGCGACACGCCTGCCGGCTTGCTGGTGTCCTTGCTGAGGGTGCCGGTGACGGTGCCGCCGCCATACTGCTCACCGATCAACGCCAACTCGCCGATCACGCCACCGGACACGCGGTAGGCCTGGGCGCGCACCTTCTTGCCGCTGCGCGCCTCGTTGAAGCCCAGGAACAGCAGCTCGTACTCTTCGTTGGGATTGACCAATGCCTGCAAGCGCTCGGCCGCGCCGAAGCTGTAGGTGACCTTGATGTTGGGCGCGCCGTCCACCGGGTTGGTGATGGCCGAATCCGCCGGAACATAGAGGGCGCCGTTCTTGATGTCCCAGTCCTTGCCTTTCGTGTACTGCGCGTCGCCGTTGACTGGCTTCACAGCACCGATGTCGGCTGCCAAGTTGACCAAGGGGGTCACGCCGTCTTTGTAGGCCACCACGGCCTCGTCCACGGCGTTACCGGCCACAATGGCCGTGGCCGTACCACGCAGCACATCGGCGAAGTTTTCCGCGCTGAAGTCGTGCATGGTGAAACTCACCTGCACCTCGGTGATGCGATCGACTGAGTTACGGTTGCCGCCACCGGGCTGCGTGCTGTCGAGGAGGTTGATGCGATTGGTCTGAGGCGAAAAGCTAAACGCCGAGCAGTTGCCGACACCGCGGAAGGGCTTGGCGGCACCACGCTTACGCAGGTGCAGCTCGCCGCTACCCAGGTAGCTGTAATCAGGGGAATTGATGGGCATGGATGCTCCTCGTAGGTGCCGCGGGCGGCGTTAGGTAATCGGGATGTGGGTTTGGTAGGTGAGCAGCGCGCCGATCCAGCTCATGCCGGCCTCCGGCTTCACCGGCTCCATGGACACGTACTGCGGGAACTGGATGCCCGGCGGATAGCGAAACTGCTGGTCGGCCATGGCAAGTTCGATGTCAGACACCAGCGCGTCGAGCTGGCTCTGCGCCGTGTCGAGCGGCGCAGGCGCCTTTGCCACGATCACCAGCGTGGTGAGCCGATGAGTGCGCGTCAGCGCGCTCTCGCTGGCACGCTGTTGCTTGGCTACCAGCACGGTCAGCACAGCGGTTGCGTCTTCGTCGACCTGGCCCGGCTCCAACGTCAGGCTGGCGCCGGCATCGGTCTGGTAGCCGCCGGCGCGGCTGATGCGCTGCAGACAAGCGCCGACCGCTGCGCGCAGGTTCTCGCGTGGGCTAGCCATGATCGGCCACCCACTGGCTGATGGATTCGTCCTGCCGCACGCGCTCCGCCAGTACCAGCGTCTCGCCGGGCAGCAGCAGCCGGCCGCGCTTGGCCGGCTGCACCTGTGCGCGCTGGAAGGTCACGAGGATATAGCCGGTGCTGACCGGCGCCAGGTCGCCGCCGAAATCGCGCACGTCGCGGTCGATCTGCACGGTGCACGGAACGGATTCCGCAGCGTCGGGCGCCTGGTAGCGTGCATCGCCATCAGCCAGGCCTACCTCTGCGAAGGCCGAGAAAGCGGCCGCATCGAAGGCTTGCAAAAACTCGCGTTGATTCATGCGCGCACCTTGGCGATCGCGCTTTGGATGGCCTTGTCCAGCTCGCGGTTGAAGTAGAACGGCATCAGCTTGTCCCAGGTGCGCTGGGCCAGGCCGTAGATGTCGTAGCGCGGCGTGTAACTGGCGCGCGTGGTGAACACGAACACGCTGCGCACCGCACTGCCGAAGCCAGTGCCGATGCGCTCGTAGATACCCGGCGCCAACTTGCCGCGTTGGCGCTGCAGCGCGAAGTAGCGCCCACCGCGGCGCAAGGTGCGCTGCATCACCGCCACGGTGTTCAAGCGTGTGCGCCCCAGATACTCGGCGCGGCTGCGCTCATTGCTGGGCCGCTTGGGTTTCTCGGTGTTGGCATTCTGGTAGGCGTCGCGTTGCGCGCCAAGCTGCGACAAGATCGCGGTCACCTGGCCGCCCGGTACGTTGCCGTACTGGTCAGTGCGTGCCCCGCGGCCGGTGACCGCGAACTGCCCGACCGGCATCAGGCCCTTGGCCTGCAGCAGCACCTCAAAGCCCTTCTTGCGCCGCTGACCACCCTCCACTTCCGTACGCAGGTACTTCGCCGGCGGCGTGCCCTTGAAGGCCTCATCGCGCAGGAAGATCTCGGCAAACAGGCGGGCTTTGGTCGCCTTGCGGTACATCGCCGCGTTGATCGTCAGCGACGTCGGCCGGTCGAACACGCGCGGCGCAGTGCGCTTCCACACTTCGCGGATCTCGTAGGCAGTGGCGTTGCACGCCTGCACAATGGCGAACGGCAGCTGCTCGCGCTCCAACGCGCTGAACTGGCGGCCCAACAGGTTGTCGGCATCCACCGCAATGCGGATCTGGCTCACGGGGTGCCCTCGCCAGCGGGAGTGCCCTGCACCTGCTCGATTTCGCCCAGGTTGGCCTCGTAGAACTCCAGGCAGCGCTTGCGCCCACGCGACACATCCAGCACCTGCTCTAGCGTGCCGTTCTTCACCCAGGGGCAGCGCTGAGTCAGGCGCCGATCGATCTCCACATAGGTACGCACCGGCAGCGCAACCACGGCCGGCGCGGGTGTCACCACAATCGGGCGCGCCGGATCTGGCCGGGCAGCCTTGTTGCCACATCCAGCCAGCAGCGCGGCCAGCAGCGCAGCAGTGAACAGAGCGCGCATCAGTAACCTCCCAGGCTGGGGCATGCCGCGGCCAGCGCCTGCAGTGCAGCGGTGCATTCGGCCGGGCGTTGGTCGTATTCCTGCTTGAACGCCTTGGCGCTGCGGTCCGCGGCGGCCTTGGCGGCTTCGGTCTTGTCGCGCAGGCCGGCGTTGCGCTCCTGCAGCACACGCAGCTTCTCGGCCTCGGCGTTCAACTTGGCGGCGATGGTCGCCAGCGCTGCATCCTTGTCGGCGTTGTTGCGCTCCAACTCGGCGCGCTTGAGCTGCGCCGCCTCCAGCGCCGCGGTGTGATCGCTCTGGCATTGCTGCACCTGGCGCGTCACCACGATCACCTGCTGGCCCTTGCGGTAAGACGTGAGCGAGGCAATCGACAGCAGGGCCGCTAGCAGCGCACACACCACCTTGAGCCGGCTGCCCGGCTTGCGCAGCCAGGTCAGGGCGTCAGCCGCACAGCCGAAGACCAGCGCCACCAGCGCCTTGAGGAACGCCAGGATGTTCATCGGTCACTCTCCCGCCGGCGCCATGGGTAGATCAACAGCACGGTCAGGCACACGCGCACGAGCAGCACGTACCAGGGCGCGGGCGTGTGCTGCGCCAGGTCGCGCAGGAAGATGCCCAGCATGCCGACAGCCAGGCCAATGAGGCAGGCGCCCCGCAGCGCCCAGGCGGCGCGATCGCGCGCCCGCTCGCCGCCATGAAAGGTATGCAGCAGCTGCCAGGTCGTGGCGCAAAACACCGCCAGCGTACTGACCAGGGTCAGGAGGTAGGTGGTCATGCACCACCTCCCGCGCGACCGGCAAGGCGATCGGACCACTTCTGCAGCGCACCCAGGTAGTGCGGCAACATCGGCTTGATGATGAAACCGCTCAGCCCACTTACCGCAATGCCGATGCGGTGCACCGAGGGAAAGTAGTTGGCCAGCGCAACCACGATCCAACCGGCGGCCAGCGCGAAGCCCAGCACGAACAGCCCCAGCAAGCCCACGCGCAGTAGCAGCGTCAGCCACTGCACGCCTGGCCCGCCGCTGGGCGCGGACACCTTGCCTACGTCGATCTCGCTGAGCAGCAGCAGGCCCACCAACGCACCCACCACCGCCGCCAGAAACCACGACTGCGGGATACCGAGGAACAGATGCTCGCTGCCGGTGATCACCTCAGTGACCACCGCACTACCGGCACTGGTGGCCACAAGCAGCGCGGCCGTCTTGAGCAGCACAGTGGCGCCGCCGTCCATCACCGGGCAATCCCCGCCAGCTCCACGCCGTCCCAGATGACCGCATCGCCCCAGAAGTTGCCGCCGTTCTCGTGCTTGGCGATCGCCTTGGCCAGCTGAAACGCAGTAGCCGGCGCCTCCACGTTGATTCGCTGGTCCACGTCCACGCCCAGCGCAGTGGCGACCTGGCGCGCATACGCGCCGGTGTCGTTCTCCACCGGCGGCGCCCAACGGTTGATGATGCCGCGCACCGTGCGCAGGTTGTGCTTGCGCTGATAGGTCAACAGCGTCTTGACCAGCGCACGGAAGCCGTATTCGGGCGTATCGAACACGGCAAAGCGCGCCTCGCGTGCGCGGGCAGCCGCAGTGCGATCTTCGCCCTGCCAGGCCACGCCCGTGCGATCGATATTGCCTGGATTGTTGTTGCGGACGCCGCGCGGCGGGGCCATGTGCTGATCCTTGGGTCAAGTCGAAAAGAACCACCACCGCACGCGCCACCCGGGCTTATGCGTGCGGTGGTGGGTAAGGCTTAGGCAGCCACCGGCGTGGCTGTACCCGGGGTCAGGCGCACCAGCACCGTGGCGGCGCCGTTGCCGGCAGCCTCGATCGCGTAACCGATGTTGTTGGTGTCGCCGGCACCACCGGCAGCGGCGATGGCCTGCTTGGCATCGATGTCCCAGTTGACCGCGGCGCCAACGGCAAACACGGCGGCAGGCAACTTGGGCAGTGCAAACACGCCTTCAACGTGAGCGGCAATGGTGTCGCCAATGGCACCGTCAGTAACGGCAATAGCGACGAGCTTCCCGGCGGCGATCACACCGCCGCTAGTGACTGCCGCAGTCAGGGTGACGTCCAGCACGCGGCCGTCTTGATATGCGTTTTTCATGGGGAGTACTCCAGATGCGAAGAGACGCCGCACCGCGCCTGCGGTGCGGCAGGCGGCTTACTGGCCGGGGTTCTTGTAGATGCCGCGGTAGTCGGCGATGGCCGGCGCCGCGTCCATGCGCACCTTCCAGGCCACACCGTCCACGGTGAATCCCTCGTGTTGCTCCAGGTACGGGGTCTGGTTGCCGTCCAGGTAGCCCACCACCAGCGCATCCACGTAGGCCGAATTGGCCAGGCCGTACCACGCCTTCGGATCTGCACCATCCAGGCGGCCGTCGCTCTCCACCTCGAAGGTGTTGCGCACGATGTTGGGCGTGGTCTGGTTGTTGGCACCGCCCACAGCGTACTCGGCGGCACGCACGGTCAGTGCGGCACCGGAGAGCGCCACCGGCGTCAGCAGGGTCTTCATCGGCACGCGGATGACATTGTTGTCGGCGTCTTTCTGCAGTGCCATGCGGGCTTGCATCGCGCTGACGCTTTCGGTGGTGATGGTCGCGGCCGGCAACAGGTTGCCGTGGTCGGCATGGAACAGCGTTTTGCCGTCGGCAAGCCGCGGGTTCTTGGTGATCAGCTCGAACACCGCCTTGGCCAGCGTGCGCTTGGCAGCCTGGCCCATCTTGCGCGGCACATCGCTGAAGATGCCCAGATCGTCATTGATGATGGCCTGGCGCGTGATGGTGAACAGCCGGCCCCAGGTGACGATCTGCATCGACTGCGACTGCTCGCTGAAGGTGCCCTGCTTGTACTCACCGCCCTCGCGAACGGGCAGCAGATCGGAGAATGCGCCCAAGCCCACCAGGTTGGTCGGCTTGAAGTCCGGCACGCTTACCGCACGGGTGAACTCGCTGAAGCGCTCTTCCACCTCCTGGTAGCCCTGCAGCACCGAGCGGCGCGCGGCGTCACCGAGCAGCGCCGGAAAATCCGAAGTGGAATGGGTGAACGCCATACCCACGATCTCGCGGCGATCCATGCCGCGCGGGTTGACGCCGGCCTGCACCAGGCACTCGCGCGCCATCTCGGCCAGCGAGTGGCCGCGGTACGGGTTGTCAGCGGCCGCCTGCGCCATGCCTACGCGCGCCTGGATGGCGTTGGTCATCGCCGCACGCACGTTGTCGCGCTGGTCACCCCCGGGAACCACGCCAGCGCGGCCATTGAGCGGCTCGCCGTTGCGGCCCATCAACGCCAGGATGTGGCGGCCCACGTTGTCGGCGGTGACATTCGGGTCGGCGGCAGCAATGACGCCATCCACATAGGCGCGAATATCCGCATTGCCCATGTGCGGCTCAGCCAACGCCATGATGTCGGTGTTGCGGCCACGCATCGCCACCAGCGCAGCCTGCACGGCAGCAGCGGCGTCCGGGGCGGCGGCAACCACCGGCGTAGGTGCAGCCGCAGCCGGCGGCGGGGTCACGGTGGTGGCCGTCGTTGCACCCTGCCCGCCACCGGCGTTGGCGAGGATGCGGAGATAGGTTTGCTGGGTCATAGGATCCTCGATGTGGCCAACAACGGCCGTTTGGGTGACCTCGGGAAGTGAGGCGAAAACGCTGGGGCTGAGCGCGGCGGCGATGTGCCCGCGCAGCTGCGCGGCAACTGGTGCCGGCGCCTGGTTGATGGCCTGCAGGTAGCCGGTAAGCGCCACAACGCAGGCGCCCTCGGCGCGAGCGGCTGCGGCGATGTCTGCTACGCGGTCGGCAAAGCCGAACTCAACGGCCTGCGCGCCGGTGTACCAATGGTCGGCGCCGTCGGTGAGCAGCTGCTCCACCTCGGTGCGTTTGCCGGTCTTGGTGGCGTAGGCCTCCAACATCGCACCGGCGTGCGCGTCAAGCGCGGTGGCGTACTGGCGGAACGAGGCCGCGTTGCCTGCGGCGATCGTGTGTGGCGCGTGCACCATCAGCAGCGAGCTGGCGTACATCACCACCTCATTGCCGGCCATGGCGATCAGCGAGGCAATCGATGCCGCCTGGCCGTCCACGAACACCACCTTGTGCGCGGCGTGCTGGCTCAGTGCGTTGTAGATGGCCATGCCATCGGCCACGACGCCGCCACCGCTGTTGATGCGTACGTGGATCGTGCCGGCGGTGATCTGGTTGATCTGCTCGGCAAGCTCCAGTGCGGAGACCGATTCCGACCAGAGGCTGTCGCCGATGGTGCCGTAGATCATCACCTCGGCCACATCGTTGGCGCGGGCCTCGATCTTGAGCAGGCAAGGGCCGAGCGCCTGGCCGGCGTCGGCAAGCACGCGGCCCAACGCCGCGGTGAGTGCATGGGGTCGCATAGTCAGATGTCCCTCAACATGTCGCGCGAAAGGTCGGCGCGCAGCTGCGCACGGGCCTCCGCAGGTGCCGGCGTGGCCGGCTGCAATTGCTGCTGCTGTTGCTGCCAGTCCTGGCGCTGGCGCAGCACTTCGTCGGGGTTGTTGCCGTACTGCAGCGTGTTCTGTTGCGGGCTCACCCAGCCGCGGTCCTCGGCCTCGCCCTTGGCGTAGGCCTCCTTCAGCGGATCGATCCACGGCATGATCGGGCGCACGTAGGTCGACGCGGCCAAATGGCGCAGCGACCAGCCGCGGGGCAGGCGCACCTTGCCGGCCAACACCGCCGCCTCCACAAAGCGCTGCCGCTGCGGGCGCACCGACAGCGCGATAAACCGCTCGGCCAGCATCAGGTAGCTGCCCCACTTCTCCACCAGCTCCTGGCGCTGCGCGGAGTACGTACCGTTGTAGTCCAGCGACAGGCTGGAATAGCTCACGCCAATGCCGCCGGCGGCTGCCCGCAGCTGCTCTTTGCGCCAGGTCGCCGCATTCGGGTTCGGGCGGTCGGTGCCCAAGCTCTCGATCGATTCGCCAGGCAGCAGGTCGTCAAAGATGGCGCCGGGCGCCATACGCAGCTCCCGCACCGGCACGCCCTGCTGCATCAGTGCGACGCCGCCCAGGCCCTCGCCGGTCGGCTGATAGAGCTCGCCCGAGCCCTTCTTGATCTGGAACGTCATCGACGCAGCCACCTTGGCCGCGATGCGCTCGGACTCCTCGTAGTCCTTGACGTCTTCGAAGCGCGACATCGCGCTGGCAAACACGCTCAGGCCGCGCACCTGGTGCAGCCGCTTGAGGTTGGCGATGCAGTGCATCACCTCCGCGCTCACACGCTTGGTCTCGGTAGTCCAGCCGAGCGGGTCGCCGGGGTGCTGCTTGTACACGTGGTACGCAACCGGCCGGCCCCACGCGTTGCGCTCCACGCCCTGCAGGATGTTGCGCGCCGGGTCGTTGAAGTCCAGCGGCACCAGGTCGGCTTCCAGCATCTCGATGCTGTAGGGCACGCCGCCACCGTGCTCCAGATACGGCACCGTGCCGACCAGATCCTGGTAGAACGCTTCGCCGTCACGCAGCCAGCTGCGCGCCAACAATTGCTGGCACGCGCCGTAGTCGTGGGCGCGGGTGACTTCGGGTGCGTCCCACCACACGTCCCACAACTCATCCAGCTGCAGGGCCAGCTCGCGGTTGATCGGCTGGCCGGGCAGGCGCGGCGCCGACAGCACATCGATGCCGGAGCCGACCGTGTTCTGCACCAGCACGTTGAGCGCGTTGTCGGCCAGGTCCAGGTCGCGCTCAAGGTGGCGCGCCTGGTCGCGCAGCTGGCGCGCATCCATGCCGGCAATGGCATTGCCGCTACCCCAGTCGCGAGCTAGCTTGCGGCTGCGCGATGGGCGGGTCACTTCATGCGCCCGCGCCAAGACGCGGAGCTGCTCATTTTGCTGGATGAGCTCGGTTTCTTTAGCGGTGATGACATCGGCTGCGCGTGTCTCAATGGCACGCACGTTGCGATCATGAGAAATGGCGGCGCTAAGGCGGTCGCGAGCGATGTGTGCGGAGGCCATCAGGTCCGGCCACCGAAATCGGCAGTGGCCCAACGAGCACGGCGACCGGCACCGGCCTCGCGATCCACTGCGACCTGCCACTCCTGGCGGCCCCTGCGGATCTCTACCAGATCCGCACGGGTGAGCATGCGCTCACCGAATCGGAAGCTCTGCCCTTGCAGCACGGCAATCTCCGCCTGCTGGTATGTGGTGAGCATTTCCCGAGCCGTCTTCATGACGAATCAGGCTAATCACCACCACGTCCAAAACCTACGCAAACACCAGGAATCAAGTATCTTACGTTATTGATTTTAAAGAATATTTTTTTCAACAAATCTTAGGTCTGGGCTTGAGCATGGATGGCCGATAAGGTACCGAGTCATGAGCTAGCAAGCTCTACCATTAACTAGTGTCGGCTTTCATACGGCTTGAAATGGTATAGGCTCGATGTTTGGAACCTACAAGGATTAGTAATGGCCTTTCTTCACGAAGTATTTTATTTATCTGGCGTGCCCACAGTCACGTTTGTTCAACCAACAAGGTACCAGGACATTTTAGTTTCGATGCGGACACCGGGTAGATGCATGGTTTTGGAAGGCCCGTCCGGGATCGGAAAAACCACCATCATTGAGAAGATAATAGAGAAGCTCAATCTGCAAAATTCATCTCTTTCGTTAAGCGCCAGAAAGGTAGGCGACCTACCCTTGATCGAATCGCTTCCCGACATGAATGACATTGGCACAGTCATCATCGACGATTTTCATAGACTATCCGACGAAACTAAATCACGCGTCGGGGATTTTATGAAAATCCTTGCAGACTCATCCAGCACAACCTCAAAGCTGATTTTGATCGGAATAAACAAAGCCGGAAATCAACTTGTTAAATATGCTCACGATTTAGGATTGCGCATTGATGTCTTTCGTCTGGAATCAAACCCCGACGACAAAGTTGAAGATTTGGTGACCCTGGGCGAAAAAGAGCTAAATGTAACCTTTGACCATAAGCGAGCAATTGCTGAACGAGCGGAGGGGAGCTTCCAAATCGCACAGTTGCTGTGCCATAAGCTATGCACTAGCAGCGGCATAACAGAAACACAAGACTCACCTAAGCAGGTCAAAGTCTCTTTGGATTTCATCGTTGAAGAAGTGATGGTTGACTTGGGGCGAATATTCAAAGAGCCAGCTACAACCTTCGCACGCGGCTCGAAATTGAGGAAAGAAGGCAGAGCACCCTACCTGCACATCTTGCGATGGTTAGCTAAGTCTGAAGAATGGTCGCTAGACTTAGGCGAAGCCATGAACAGATACCCTGCAAACAAAGCAAGCATTAACCAGGTATTGGAGAAAGGTCATTTACTCGCCCTTTTAAATGACCCTGAAAAGATAGATTTACTCAGCCCGTATTTTCATTTCGAGCCAACTACCAATATTCTGAGCGTTGAAGACCCGAGGCTCATGTTCTATCTAAAGAACATAGTCTGGCGGGCATTTACGCGATCAGTTGGATTCAATTCCGACTACTTTGAAAGCGCGTACGACTTCGCGCTTTCCTTCGCTGGCACCGAACGCGCTCACGCCAAACGCATACACGAGCTTTTGAACGCTAGAGAAGTATCTTGTTTTTATGATCACGACGAACAACATAGAATTATTGCGGCCCATGTTGAAGAGTATTTAGCGCCAATCTACAGATCAGAAGCTAGATACGTCGTCCCGCTACTTAGCGTCAATTACCCGACCAGAATATGGACCAAATTTGAGAGTGACGCGTTTCGGGAGAGGTTTGGCCAGGGTGGAGTAATTCCCATCAGATACACTGACACCCAGCCAGGCTGGTATTCAGAAGAGCAAACCATTGGCTCATTGTCATTAGATCCCAGTGGTGATGTAGAAGCTCAAATTCAGGATATCGTTGAAACCCTTTGCAGAAGGCTTATCGAGGATCGTTCAACCAAGGCTGATGATGATTTTCATGATCAGTCAAGTCCAAAAATTGATGGAATCAGCGCTTAGGAGCCAGACTCACGCCGTCCGCCGATTTGTTGCTCGGCGGACGGACGCACCTGGCAGCCCACCTGGAAATAGCAAGTGGAGTTTGGAACGTGACACGCCAAACGTTTTCTGCACTGCCTTCGGCTCAACCCCCTGCTCTAGCGCACGCCTAATATCTTCAATCGGATATGATCTATTTGTCGCAGGGAAATATAAGCGCTCACCGGCGAGGCACCGCATTACCGCGTCAACGATTGGTTGCGCCATTTTTTCACTGATACCTAGTTCTTGCGTTACCGCTTCTAGCAATCTACTGCCGACATGGCCAGGTCTATTTGTATTCGCCATCAGAACCCCCATCCATCGCGTGCAAAGCCACCGGTACGGCTGCGCGCTTGCGTTTCACGGGGATACAAAGCCAGGCGCTGAGTCGTCGCCTCATCGGTCTTCGATGTTTCACGGGAATCCTGCGGCGCATCGAATAGCCCAGGCGCCGTCGGCTGATACTGCTGCACCAACGCTTCCCACTGCGAGTCACGAATCACGTCGGCTTTCACCGCCGGAGCTAGCGATGCCCAGATGGCGTACACCACCGTGTCGAGCGGTTCGTTGCGCGCGCCCTTGGGTTTGATCCAGTAACCCGACTCCTTGTCGTAGAACTCCACCGTCAGCCCCTTGTAGTACACCGGCAGCAGCGCGCCCGGATCGGGGTTGATAGGGTCTGGCGCTTCATCGCCACGGCCGCCAGGGAAGCGCAACATGCGCGCTGTCAGATCCTCGGCCTGCCCTTCTGCATCGGCTTTGTCTCGCGCAGTCAGCGCGGCGGTGAGCCAGCCATAAACCATCGTCTTAAGCACAGACGTGCCCACACCCCACACACCCACGCTGCGCGCCACGGTCTTGTCGCGGTTGTTGACCTCGGTCTTCGCTGGGCGATACACCGCACGCTCGGACTTGCGTTCGTTGCGGCCGCGGATCAGGTACACCGTCTGCTTGATGTAGCCGTTCGGCGTTTCCACGATGCGCGCCTGGCCGCTTTGGTTGACCAGCTGCTTCACGAACTGCGCGACCGTCTCGGTCCAGTTGCCGCCGTCCAGCGCCACCGCAGTGATTGGCATATCGATGCCGCGCGTGGTTTTCCACGTGCCGCGCAGATACTCGTCCAGCGCCGGGTAGGTGTCGAGGATGGTGGGGTCCAGGTCGATGACGGCGTAGTCCACCACCCAACGCCGCTGGCCGCGGCCGGTAGCGATCACCTGGATCTCAGCACGGTCGTGCTGGAAGTCCACGCCTGCGGTCAGTACCAGGCCGCCGAGTGGCACGATGCCGCGATGCACACCCGGCTCGCCGAGCTTGGCCACCTCGTCCGCGTCCTGCTCCTGCCGCTCTCCCGCGAATGGCAAGCCGAGCTTAAGGTTGTGGAAGCCCGCCGCCTTGTTTGGGTCGCGCTCGGCCTCGGCCTTCGCATCTGCCAGGTCTTTCCACGACGGTCCAAGGCCTAGCGGCGCATACGCGGCCCACGCGTAGTAGCTCCGGTGGTAAGGGTCGGCATCGGGATTGGTTGGCTTCCAGTACGCCGTACCGCCATGCCCGCGCTCGGCGAACATCAGGTCCTTGTGGTGCTCCTCGATCACGCAGCCGTTAGCCACGCAGGCGAAGGTGCCGTTCGGCTGCAGCCGCTCAACGTCCAGCGTCTGCTCGCTGCCACAATGCGGGCAATGCACCATATAGACGCGCTGGTCGCCCGCTGCGTGGCCCGCCTCGATCGCGCTGGCGCCGGCGATTGTCGGGGTACAGGCCCGGTAGATCTTGGCGCGGTCGCCATAGGACATCGCGCGGGCCTCCAGCTGCTGGTCGGCCGGCCCCTGCCCGCCGATGTCCTTCGGGTATTCGTCCACCTCGTCCATGAAGATGTAGCGCGCGGTGCGCTGGCGCAGCTGCTTTGCCGAGTTACTCCAGATCACCCAGAGTGTCCCGCCGGGGAAATGCTTCTCCAGCATGTTGTCGGTGTGGAGCTTGGCCAGCAGCTCAGGCATCTCCATCACGGCCGGGTCGAACTTCGACGCCGCCCAGCTGCGTGCCAGATCCTTCACTGGCTGCGCCACGATCATCGAATCCGCGCCGCGGTCGATCACATAGCCGGTCCAGTTGATGCCGATCTCGGTGGCGCCGATCTGAGCGGACTTCATGAAGTCCACCAGGCGCACCGAGGAGTGGTCGCTCAGGCAATCCATGATCTCGCGCAGGAGCGGGTTTCGGCTGGTGCGCCACCGGCCAGGCTCGGCGCCGGAGCCCTTGGCGATGATGCGGTTGGCATCGGCCCACTCGCTCACCGTCTGGATCGGCGGCAGTTCCCACGCACGCTCCCAGGCGTCGCAAACGATCGTTGCCGGCTCGGCCAGTTCCACGTCAAAGGCGTTGAGATCCAGCGTCATGCGTCGTCCTCGGTGGCGTCGTTGCGCTGCCCCGGTGGTGCCAGCAGCTGCCGCGCTTCTTTCTGCATCGCCTGTGCGATCAGGCGCACCTCGGCCTCTAGCATCGCCTCGATCGCACGCGGGTCGCTTTCGGCGGCCAGCTTGGCGCGCAGGCGACCGGGCAGATTCATCATGCTGTTGAGCGCCTGGCGCACGAGGGTGAACACGGCGCGCTCCACGCCCTTCGTGCGCGTCAGCTCGCGGGACTCTTCGCCCAGCTCCAGCTCTGCCAACCGCGCCCGCGCCAGCCGTTCGCGGCGTACGGCTTCCTGCACGCTGGGCACATCCCCCTGCGGCACGCGGGACGCGGGCGCCTCCAGGCGATCCGCCGCGCCAGCGGTGCGATCGCCGCCCCGCAGCGGGTCAGTGATGTCATCCAGCAGCGCATCGCTGGCGGCCACGTTGATCCGTTTGCCGTCGGCGTGCATCACCAGCTTGCCGGAGCGACGCATGCGACGGATGTACGAATCGCTGCAACCGCGGTGGCTCGAGTACTCGGCAACGCTCATGGTTTCGGAACTCATGCAGCCACCTGAGTTCCGGCCGGAACCAAAGTCCGGAACGAAAGATGCACGAAATGTGGGGTCCGAATTACCCGCAGAGGGCCAAGCCCCGGGAGGACCCGCGCCACGGTCGCGCCCGCCATGCCGGCCGCTACGGTCGCGGTCGCTCCCCCCTGCCCCTGCCCGCCCCCGCGGCGATTCCCGTGGAACACGGCGCTACGGCAGCACGTCCACACCGTCCGCACCTCGGCGGCGAGGTGTGGACGGCCGCAGCCCTTGGAATCATTGAGGTGTCCAGACTGTCCACACTGTCCACACCTGTTGAGAGTTTTTGATAGATGGTGAAAAAGGGTCATGTACGTAGGCGCGCGCGAAAGGTGTGGACGGTGTGGACAGCCTTGCCGCAGTAGGCGGGAGGTCTGGACGCAGGTGTGGACAGGTGTGGACGTTGGGGGCGAGGTCTGGTCAGAAGTCAGGGGCATCCGTCGCCTCCTGGCTCGCCTGTTCTCGGCTGGCGCCGGCCAGCCACTCGTCCACCGTTAGCCCAGCACGAAACCATCGCGGCTCTCGCCCGCCGTCTGGCCATCGCCGTCGGTGGTTCTCCCAGCCCAGCGTCTTGAGGATCGCGGCCACGCGCATCTGCTCGGGCTTGCCGTGCTTGCCCGGGTCCAGCCCGATGGCATGCATGAGGATCTCGTCGGTGCTCGCCCAGTCCACCTTGGCAGCGCTGAACTTGAGCCGCGCAGGGTAGCGATCTTCGGCCATGCGGCCATCCAGCCATTTCTCCACGCGTCCCTCCCAGCTGTCGCCCACGTACCGCGCGGCCTGCTCTGCAGCTGCTTCTGCTGGTAGCTGCCACCATTCGAAGCCAGCATCGAACATGTGTACCGCCTCGGCCCACAGCTGCTCGCGCTGCGCACTGATCGCATCGATGAGCACCTCACCGTCGGTGCGCACGGGCAGAAAGCGCCGGCCACCGGTGGGGTCACGCAGGTATTGGTGCTCGTTGGTGGTGCCGGCGAACACGCACTCGCGCCGATAGGAGCGCGGCACGCGCTCGTAGGGCGCTCTGAACTTGTCCACGCGCCGGGTGATTGCCGTCTTGACGCTGGTGACGTCGGCCTTGGAGAAGCTGTCCATCTCGCCGATCTCCACGCCCCACGCACCCTGGATGACCTGGTAGAAGTCCTTGCCGCTGGGCGACTCGCTCGTTTCCACAAACCACTGGCTGCCGAAGATCGCACGCAACGCGCTGGACTTGCGCTTGCCCTGCTCGCCCTCGAGCACCAGCATGAAGTCCACCTGCGCGCCCACCGAGGGCTGCTTGGCGTCGAACCACAGCACACGCGCCACCGCGCTCACCATGAAACATTGCGCTGCGCGTCGGCTGTAGGGCGAGTCCGCAGCCCCGAACAGATCCACCAGCATCCGCTCCACCCGCGCCTCGCCATCCCACTGCAGGCCGGTGAGGAATTCGCGGATAGGATGGCGCCGGTACCGCCGGGCCACAGCAATCACCGACTTGAGCACCAGCTCGTCGCTGCACTTCATCGCATACCGGTCCGGGTGCTGCAGCCATGCCGCCAACTCATACGCGTCGGAGTCGATGAACTCCTCGCGGCTACCGCCGCGCCACGGCGGGTCGCGCTCCAGCTTCACCTGGTTGCTGGAGTCGTTGAGCCACCACAGCCCGGCCAGGCGCTCGTCGTGCTCCATGATCAGGATCAGGTTGTGCAGCGTGCCCTCGACGTTGCGGTCGCGGTTGTACGTCAGCTGCGCTTTCCACGCGTCTGGGTTGTGATCCCCGCCGCCCGGTGGCGCAGTGCCTAGCCCACCGTCTACGACGGTGAGGGTCTTACGCTTGGTCAAAGTCATCCCCGCTTGCCCTCTTCGCAGCGTTGCGCCTGCTGCAGGCAGTAGTCGTGCCGGCGCTGGCAGCGCGCCGGTGTCTCGAATGGATTGCGTAATGCGGCCTCGGCTGACGCGCGCCAATCGGCGGCCGTCGGCTGGCGATCGCGCCAGATGTCCCGCTGAGTGGTGTCACTGCGCATGGCCTGGCACCACGGTGACTTCGATCACTCGCCCCGCCGCCCAAGCCGACAGCTGCCGCGGCGTCCAGCCATCTCGCTCCAGCGCGTCGGCAATGTCCCAGCCGTCCGGCATGCCATCGGTGTCGATCAGCCGCACGCTTTGCGCACCCGCGCGCATGGCCAGCTGCGCCAGGCCTGGGATGTAGTGGCCGGCGTCGTTCCGCCAGCCCAGCATCGCCTTGCGTCCAGCCGCGTCCGCGTCCGGCCACAGCACAACGTTGCGTCCGGCCAAGGGCCGCCAGTCCGTCTTGGGCACGGCATTGCTGCCGCCCGGCCACGATGCGACCGCATACCGCTCCCACGCGCCAGCGCCAGCCGCGCGGCATTTTTCGCCCTCGACCAGCAGCACGTCGGCCTGCGGCTTGGCCGCTAGCGCGTCCAGGCCACAGATCGGGCGCGGTGTCGGGAAGTGCTGGATGCACCACTGCCGCTTGCCGTCCGGTCCCACGCACCACGTCACCTGCGGCGTCCACTTCTTCACCTTGCGCGTTTGCCGGTCGGTGAATTCGGCGCGCAGCACATAGCCCAGCAGGCGGCCCTCGCTGTCGCGGTATGCATCGGCCCGCACTACACGCATGCGGCGCAACCGGCCCCGCTTCGGGTTCCAGATCGGCACCGTCCAGCCATTGCCGGCGAGCAGGTCCGGCGCATCGTCCGGTACCGGCATCAGCGGCACCCAGGTCACATCGAGCGGTGCCTCGATATCCAGGCGCACGCCATCGCGCGCTTGGCGGAAGTCCTGCGCCCCCAGCTGCACGCAGGCCTCGTGAAAATCACAACCAGTGATCGCCATCAGGAAGCCGATAACGTCAAAGTGCGCGCCACAGCCGAAGCAATGCACGAACCCCTTGGCCGGGATCACCGTGAACGATGGCGACGACTCGTTGTGAAATGGGCAAAGGCCCGCGTATTCCTTGCCGGCGCGGCGCAGCGGCACATAGCGCTCCACCACGGCCACCAAGTCCACAGCAGCCTTCAGCTGCTCCACGTCGATCTTGTTGTGCGTCACCGGCGCCCTCCCCCTTTCAACTGCTCGCGCCGGGCCTGCGCCCGGTACTGCACGCGCAGGTAATCGGCGATGCGTGCACGGCAGCCAATGCCGCCGGTGCAGACGCTGGCGTGCTGGCAGCGCTCGGGCAGCGCATCGATGGCCGCTTTCCACTGCTGGCGCGGTGCCTTGGCGATATCCAGCGCCTTGGTGATGCAACGGCTCACGCTCATCGCTGCCCATCCAGCGGCAACGCGGCTTGCGGGCTAGTCCGCGCTTCGTCTTGCACGCGGTAGCGCTCACGCTGGGCAAGTGCTTCGTCACCGGCGATCCCAGGCGCATCGCCATACAGCAGCTGCAATGCCTCAGCCACGTAGCGCTGCGCGGTGGCGCTCAGTGTGCGGGTGCGTGGCGCGCGGTCGGTGGTCATCTCAACCACGCTTCCTGCCTTTGGCGGCCGCCCGGCGCACGTTGCGCTCCAGGCGGTGGCACATGGTGCGGATGGCCTGCAGCTCATCCACCATCAGATCGGCTTCCTGCAGCGAAAGATGCGCATCGTCCAGCGCTTCCAACGCCACACCAGACAGGCGCCCAGCGTGCTTGGCCACATGCAGCAGCTTGGCTTGCATCGCCGCCACCTCATCCGGCCAGCCGTTGTCGGGCGCCGGCGGTACAAAGTCCATCGCCAGATCGAACTGCGCCCCCAGCGATTGAATCCAGCACGTCGCCTGCGCCTGCCCGGCGCTCAGCTCCTGCATCCACTCGGTGAGCATCTCCGCCATCTCCATCGACAGCGACTCCCCCTCCAGGCCGCGCAGCTTCTTACGCAACGATTCGGCCGTGATGGTCTTGCCGCGACGCTCTGTGAGGTAGGCAGCCGCCGCGCGCACATTGCCTGGCATCTGCGACACCGCGTTGTACAGCGCGTCGCGCCAATAGATGTCTGAGCGTTGGCACGTCATTGCGCGCCACCCTGAAATGCGGTGCAGTTCATCGTGGTGGCGGGTTGGCCGGCCAACGCACCATGTGCGTCATGCATACCACCACCCACATCCTGCGGTTCACTGCCCTGCGGCGCTACGACGTGCGCACCGGCATCGGCGACGTTGTCGCTGTGTTTTTTGTTCCCCAGCAGGCCGGCGCAGAACGCTACCAAGCCCACAACGGTCAAGACGATGGCGACAGCATTGCGAAGCATCCCCGGCATGGCTGAAACAGCTGGCGCCGAGGCGCCCTGCTCCCAACGCCGGCGAACAGTATCAAGCACCAGTTCGTCGCTGGGCTTACGCATAGGTGCCACCCTCCTCGCGATATGCTGGAACCCCCACGGCACCAACAAAGGCCCGCAAGGAGGGCGACATGGACGAACGCGACAAGAAGATCGACCTACTGGAAAAGGAACTCGAGCAGCTGCGCGGCGAATTCCGCCTCACGCTCGGCAGGACAAACGGCCTGCACTTAGCTGTATTGACCATGGCGCGACACCGCGGAAGACCAACGGAAGAAGTCATTGCGCACCTCGACCAAGCCATCGAAGCCATCGAGGCAACAGGCCTGCATACACCCCTGCACGACATGACGCTGGAGGAGCAGCTTCGGGTGGCAAAGCAGATTTCGCAGGTTCTCCAAGCGAGTACGTTCGAAGCTCCACCCCAGTAACTGAGCCTGTCACTGCGTCAACCGCCACTGACGGCACCTCAATCGAATCGCGCTTCATGCGAGCAATATTGGTGGCCGCCGTTCTGACGATGGCATGTTCCAATTGGCTCCGACGCGTATGCTCGGAAGCACTGGGCCTGCTGAGCCAGTCACGAATCCACAGCCGTGGATTCCAGCGATCAGACACCATCAGCAACCTCCAGAAAATTGAGAGGCCAACCCACGCGACGGCGGCGCTCTATGAGCGCTGCCCACTCGTCGGCGGTCAGCGACAGGTCGGCGGTGTCGCCGTTGTTGTGGAGAGGAAGCCCCACCAGGGACGCAATCTCGCCCGCGTCCAGGCGCTCGCTGAGCGGCGTGATGTATCTGCCGTCCTGCGAGCAACCTGCGGCGATGTACGATCCAACGTCAGACCCAATCTCACCTACAGAGGCCACAGGCATGCCGAACAAATTGTCCGAGAAGGAAGTCAGCGACCAACGGCTGGATGCCATCGAACTGGTGCTGGAAGTGGTGCTGCCCATGCTCATCAGCAACGCTCCGAATCAACGCCAAATCCGACGGCGCCTGTTGGAACTGGCCGATGCGCCACCTGCCCACATGTCGGACAACACGGCACTGCCTCTGCTGGTGGATGCGATCGAGTCAGCTTGCCCCGACAACGACGCATCGCCTCTCTAACGAATTTTGCGCCACCTGGGCCCAGTGCGTGCGCTAGCAGGATCTGTTCTTTTCTGCTCGAAAATCCAGACTCGATCTTGCGTTCGAGGTCACGGATGCCATCCTGCTTCATTGAGGTTGCTCCTTGCTACCGAAGGCGAAGTGAGCCGTGAATTCCTCCCGATACTTTTCTCCATCGCAAGACACGACGGGCAATAAGGGAACTACACGACGGATTGCGTCGACTCGCCTCATGTCCGAGGCGCCCTGCACCACATCCAGATACAGCGAGTGCAAGCGCACTGCTGCCATGCCGCCCGGCTCGCGAGTACGGCCCTGCTTTATGTCGCTCACCGCTTGCGGTGACTTGCCGATGAGCCGACCGATCTCCGTTAGAGACCTACCATGCCCTTCAAGCGCCCTGATTCGGTCCGACCAAGTGATTGCCATGCGGCAATTCTATGGCATTCCATAGAAGCAAGTCAACGGGATGCCATAACGGAATCCCGTAAAAATCAGAGGATGACAATAGGTGATCGAATCAAGCAGGCCCGACTCACCCGCGGGATGACTAGACCGCAGCTATCAGAGGCTGCAGGAGTGAAGTATCCCACCCTCGCGGGTATCGAAAACAATGATCAGAGCGGCACCACGCAGCTACCTGCGATTGCAGGAGCTCTTGGCGTAAGCATACGTTGGCTGCAGACCGGCAAAGGTCCACGCGACTCAGCCGATGCCGAGAAAATTGAGTCTGATTGGTCAGATGTGACCGGCTATTCTCAAGCTGTCGGCTTAGGAGCTTCGGGTGTGGAGGCAGTCGAATACGCTGAAACCCACAGTCTAAAGTTCAAGAAAACGAGCTTACGGCGAAGAGGCATCTATGGTCACCCGCTAGCCATCTACTATGGCAAAGGCGACAGCATGGAGCCAACCATCCACGATGGCGATGCAATTCTCTTTGACACGTCTGACACTTCGCCTTCTGATGGCAACCTTTATTTGATTCAAGTCCATGGCGCGGCCAATCCAGAATACTACGTTAAACGCGCGATGATTTTGGATGGCGTTGTTTACTTCCAAAGCGATAACCCGACAGGTGATCACAATTGGCGTAAACCAAAACGAATGGACGCGAAGCGACAGCCTATTAGCGTAATAGGTCGGGTCCACTGGATTGGTGGATGGGCTGACTAAGATGGAGATTGCAGCGTTGGAAATCAGTAAAGGGGTCGCCAACACACTGGCCTTTAGTGCTGAGCTTCTATCCAGCGTCCCTGACGTCGTGTGGTCCGGAATTGTTGCATCTGGACTTACCTTAATGGGTGTAATGCTTTCTAATCGAAGCAATACTGACAGGCTAATTCTTCAGCTCTCGCATGACTCAAATCAGAAGGAGCGCGACCGCTCCCTAGCGTTAAAACGAGATTTATATCTAAAGGTTGCCGAAGAAGTTGCGAAAGTTAACACGCATCTTTCTAAAATTCCTCGTCTAGATCCCTTGACTCAAAATCTAGAGGAAGGCCTTTCCGACTATTTCGCAACCGCTGCTAAGATCCATTTGGTCTCGACGGCTGAGACGGCGGAGCTATGCAGTGAGCTCACCATGCGCTACGGCGAGATGTTTGTGCGGCTCCTCTTAAAAGCGGAGCCAATTCACTCCTTACAGTTTGACATCAACCTTTACACTGACGCAGCCAATAAATACCAGAGAGACGCGGATCGCATAATTTCCGCGATGCGGGAAATGAATGAAGCTGGCAATCCAGATCCGCATCGTATGGAAGCATTGCGGCGCTCCTTCGACTATTCGCAAGAGCAGGCTTCGGTGCATAACAATGCCAGGGAAGAAGCCCAGGAGGGCATACCAAACGCACACAAAGATTACGCCATCTCATTGCTTGGTGAATTACGCTCCGTAGCTACCCTACAGATGAACTTCATCTCGTCAGTACGCCGAGAACTTAACCTGGAATCGAGTTCAAGCAGCTCTGAGGAGCAGCTCGACGCTTCACACCAACGGATGAACTTGGCGCTTGAGGAGCTTGTGGGCTCACTCGAGAAGAGGCGCGGCGCTGACTAAACCGCCCCAGTTCTATGGTATCCCGTTGACATGACCTATGGAATGCCATAGATTAGCGTCCGTCAGCTCTGCTGCTGACGGGCATCGCTAGCCGTCGCTAATTCTGAGTCTGTAGCTTGGACCACGAATGACAGGCAAATGCTGCCCTCCCTCAAAACGGAGAGCGCCGTGTCAAGTGGGCCCGTCAAAATCAAACATGGGACAGGCATCCTCGCTGCCGGGTTGTGCAATTCGCTGCCAGCCGTTCGCCGGTGTCTATACGCTTGCGCATCGAATGACCATGTGCATGCCGTTCTGCTAAAAAGAAGTGCCGCATCGAAAGGACCAAAGCGTTATCCAAAGCGCAGCGATCGCATTGAGCTAACCGGCCTGCGGGCCGAAGCAGCCAGCCGCGACTTTGTCCGAGAGCTGCGGGCATGAGCGCCGTCGCCGCTTTGTTGACTCCCGAGGACTTGGCGGCCGCAATCATCTGGGCCGAGGACGCCATTCGCGAGGATGCGCACACCCTTGAGGCGCTAGGCGATTACGCCTCTGCGAGCTATGCCTCATGCCTGCAAAAAAGGATCGCCAAGCGCAGGGAGCAGGTGGAACGATTTCGTTCCGCACTCGCTGAGGTGCGCGGCGCATGAGCGACTTTCCTTCGGCCAACTTTCGACTGGGTCGCGGCCAAGGCACCTTATTGCGCCTGTGCATCAAGGGAGAGGCGGTCAGCGCTGCGCTGTATGGCGCTGACCGCAGTAGCCAGGTCGCGGTGACGGTGTGCCGCGTTGGTGATGTGCGCCGCATGGAAGGCGCGCTGCAACTCGGCCAGACCGCCTACACCGCCGGCGGCGACGCACTGCAGGCCATGTGCGAATGGCTGGCTGCACACGGCGTGCCTGTGCAGGTGTCCCCATGAGCACCCGCCCAGTGGAGGCACTGTTCCCCACCGGCCATGCGGGCCAAACGCTCGCGCTGATGATCTGCACCGACTGGATCTGGGCCGGCCTGTACGACGGCAAGGTCACCCCAACGCTGGATAGCTGCGCAGTGGCGCCGCGCCTGCGCGCACGCACTACTTCGCGCCATCTGTGCATCGGCCGCGACGCGTATGCGCTGGCACCGCGCGTGCTGCAGCGGGCCACGCGCTGGCTCCGGCAGCACGGCGTGCAGGTACAGGAGCCACGCGCATGAGCCGCACCTACCAACGCACCCTGGCCGCAGGTTGGGCGGTGGTGGCGATCCTGGCGGCCGTCTGCATCCCGCTGCGGCTGGCAGAGATCCACGCTGCCCACCGCAGCGCCGGCACCCATCGCACGTATGCCGGCGAGCAGCGGCCCGCCCTCCCCCACGTTCGGCTGGCGCGAGCGAGGGACTGATATGCGCCAGGAAGCCACGCCCTTGCCGCCTACCATTCCCGCGTGCCAGCCGGGCCACCGCCCGCAGCTGGTCACCACACACGGCGCACCGCATCGCTACCGCATCGGCGGGCCGGCGCCGACCACGTTCCACATCGAGTGCTGCCGCTGCGGCAAGGCCACAGCGCCAAGCACCAGCCGCGCGCTCACCGAAGGCCGCTGGACCGAGCCCACCGGCCAGCACCGCATCCCGCTGTCCCACCTGAGCCGTGCACGCGAACAGCTATTCGCGCACCTGGCCACCGCGGCGCACGCCGCCTGATCGAGGTCACTATGCATCTACAACCCAAAGCACAGGCCGCGCTCAAGGCGGCATACACCGCGCAGGGCCGCACCCTGCGCCGCACCCGCGGCGGCTTCGCTGCCATGCCCGCCCAGGTGCAAACCAGCGGCCCCGTACAGATCCAGGCATTCACCCGTCGCTGCATCAATTGGCTCGACAACGCCGGCCTGGTGCAGCTCGACGACCCACAGTTCCCCAACACCATCACCCTCAACCAGCGCGGCGTCGCCTACGCCGAGCAGCTGCTGCGCGACGAACCCGCTGCGCGTGGCAAGGCAGGTGCGTCATGAGCGCCTTCGCTCTCTCCACCGTCCGCCACAAAGACCGCGAGCGGGCCGACCTGGCGGCGCACCTCAAGGCATTCGCCAAACGTGGCGGCAAAGTCGAAAGGCTGGGCGCTACTCCTGTGCGCAGGAGCCTTTCGCGGCGCGAGGTCAACGATGCGCGGATCACCAAAGCAACGCCTACCAGCGAGTTAGACGCCCGTGTTTAGGATGGCGCTAGTGGCTGACTCGGCTGAATTGGTAACTGGGGGAATCCAACTCCGCAATCGCCCCCACGCCCACGGCAATGGGTTGCTGATGCGCATCGCCGCTGTACTCTGCGCGCCCTGCGTCTTCGACGGTCAACAACGGCGCCTTTGTGAAGGCGGCTATTTGCTGCCCTACACGTACTTGCTCAGTCAATGCCGGCTGGTCCGCTACGTCCGCACGGCTCCAGAGGGCTCGCAGCTTCTGATTGCCAAAGAATTACCCCGCGCCCCAGTCCCGTGGGTTCAGGGACTTGGCGTAGGCCCGCCCGAAGCGAAGCGCCTGGGCGCGCGCCTCGTGCCGGTCATTGCCTTCGCCCGCACGCTCAAGCGTTGCAACCGGCGCCGCGTGATCGCGGTGGTAAACGAAAGCATCGGAGTACCAGCGCAGCTCCCCTGCGGCCTGGGTTTCCATGGTCTCAATCCGGAATTCTCCGAAGTGGCCATAGGGATCGACAAGGGATCTATTTCGCATGCCATGAATAGTCATCTGGCAGGTTTGAAGATCTCGTCAAGACAATCGAGCACAGAAGCCATCGGGCCGTTACACGGCTACGGCACGCAGAGTACAGCCGGCATCAGAAACCGGTCGGCCCAGCAGGTATGCAGTCTGCTCGTGCGTCTTTGCGCGTTTCACTATTCGAGCCGCTTCCAGATATGCGGCAACGAACGATCAGAGGAAAAACGAAGTGGGCAGATCAGCCCGATGAAACTCAACAACACGGACACTCCAGACGCCGTCACCGTGCGTCAGCTAGACCGTAGCAGCCAGCCCATACTGATACGCGAGAAGCGTCTCGCGACTTGTTCTGAGGCCCGGGGTCATCGCGATGCCCGCTTGCTCAGTTGGCACCGAACTTATCACCGCGCACTATGCGATACGCCGCTCACGGTCGGCAGCTTAGTAAGCAGTTGGATCGAGCTCTGCAATTGCTGCCAACCCGGCCGCGACCGCTTGCTGGCGTGCAGTTCCGCGATCCTCCGCTCGGCCCGCATTTTCGATCTCCAGCAGCGGGCCACTGCGGTGCACGTGATAGACATATGCAGTCGACGTCCAAACCGAATCGCCGGGTGCCTGCATTTCGAGAGTCTCAACGTGGTAGTCGCCACGAAAGCCATGAGCGGACGCAGCGGTGGGCAAGCGATGAGCCATAGGTGCCAGTATGACCCACGCTCCCGGCTGCAGGCGCTAACCCTACATGAAGCAGTTCACTTAAAAGGCGAGGCCGTAACCGGCATCACATCAATTAGTACGATTGATCCCGTTTGCATCGTAAGTCGAGGCCGCTTTCTTCCAGTCATCTGCATTCAAGTGATCACAGAACGCGCACGCAATACGAAGTGCATGCGCTCGCGCTTCTTCACGCCCAGATCCTTCGCCCGCCCCCTCAAGCGTGACAACCGGAGCGGCGCGCAGACGATGGTAGACATAAGCCGTCGACAACCAGCGATGCGGTCGTTGCTGTTGGGTCTGCTCGGTTTCCGTGGTCTCGACCCGAAACTCCCCGCAATAGCCGTGGGGACACTTTCGTTGAACATGGATGTCTCGCATGGGCACAAATGGTGTGCCTGGGGAGCTGAAGACTATGTGGAAATCGGTGGGCGCCCACTGCGGGTCCGGCGCATGCGCAATGCAGCCATGCACATAGGCCTGCGGCGGCTAGCCAGCGAGCACGGAAGTAATAACTTCGAGAAACTCGATGCGGCGTGCTTACTGCGGGGCAGCACCACGCGCGGCGATCTTTTCCCGGATGAGCGCAAGCGCGGCGGATTCGGCATCTTCCCGCGACGGGAACAGCTCCGACTGAAGCGGGCCGAACGCGTTGGATCCGCCCACCTCGTAAGCCACCGCCATGCTGCGCCAGCCGTGCAAACTGGGCGCGCTGCTCACTTCGATTCGGAAACGGCCTTCTTCGATGTGCAATGCCATAGGTCTCCCCTTATCTGCGCTTCCTGCTGGAGCGCAGGTTTGCAGGCAATCGGAAAGCAAACGCTGCAACTAAACGGGTCAGAACTGCGCCCCCGTTATGTCGTGCGATCTCGGCCGACTTGCCAGAGAGCGGGCGGACAAGATGTTGCCTCAGGCTGCAGCGAAGAGCGCATCAATCTGCCCCAAACCCATCATCCGGCCGATCGCCGCAGCGTCCCCGGAGGAGGCAAAACAGCAATCCCCGCCTTTGCCGAGAATTCTGTTTCTCTCGCGCAAGTCACGCACCTCCCACAATACATCCCAGTCATGACCTCCCCGATGCGCATGGCACGTGGTGGTGATCGACAGCAAGTACGGCCCAACGCCAATGACCATCGCTGGCACTCCGTCTTGCGGGCTTGTCACGCTGCCACTACCTGCGTACAGATTCAAGCAAAATCTGAACGGATTTATCAGATTTGTATATGCGAAATGTTCAGCAATGCCATGGCAGGGAGGCGCTCGCGCAAGCAGCTAAGGAGGGCGAATGCTGCCCGAATCTTCTGAAGTCATGACGCTGCCGCAAGCGGCCGATTACCTGCAGCTACATCCGGTCACGCTTCGCAGCATGATGAAAACACGCAAACATCCACCCGGCCGAAAACTTGGCGGGAGATGGCGATTCCACAAGGCAGCGCTCGACGCCTACCTATCCGGTGAACCATGGCAAGAAGTCCCTACACCCTCACCCAGCGTGGCAAAAAAGGCACCTGGCACGTCCGCTACACCGACCCAAGCGGACAGCGCGTATTTCGAAGCACTGGGACTGCCGACCGGGCGCTTGCAACCGAATGGGCGTCAAAGCTCCACGCAGAAACGTACCGCACGAGCCGCCTAGGCGAGAAGCCACAACGCCGGTGGGTTGAAGCCGTGCCACGCTGGCTGGCCGATAAGCAGGCCAAGCGAAGCCTCGGCAAGGACCTGCATAACCTGCGCTGGCTCGATTCCCATCTGCGTGACAAGAATCTGGGGGAGATCGACTCGGATCTGCTTGCGGAACTACTGGTCCTCCGCATGGCCGAGCCGCGCGTGAAGCGCGCTGGCCGCAAGGACGAACGCACGACATCCCGCTGCACCGCCGAGAAGATGCTTGCGCTGGTGCGCTCGATCCTGCGCGCGGCGCACAGCTGGGGATGGCTCGACCACGTCCCTGCGATGCGCCTGCAAGAGAACGGAAAGGCAAAAGAGGACTACCGCTGGCTCACCGTCAGGGAGGCCGAACGGCTGCACGACGAACTGGCCGAGCATTTGCGGCCGCCCTACCTGTTTGCGCTGGCAACCGGCTGGCGCGAGCAGAATGTGTTGCGCCTGGAATGGAGCCGGATCGATCTACGCCGCAAGGTGGCATGGGTCGCCGGCACCCAGGTCAAGGCGAAGCGCGCGATTGGCTCGCCGCTCAACGATCAGGCCATGGCCGTGCTGGCAACGCAGAAAGGCAAGCACCCGCGCTGGGTGTTTCCGAACGTTGAAGGTGAGCCGTACGACCGCGGCAACAACCATGGCTTTAAGGCGGCCCAGCGACGCGCCCGCATTGCGCCGCTGCGCTGGCACGATCTGCGGCACACATGGGCTAGCTGGCACGTCATGGCCGGCACCTCGCTGCGGTCGCTCATGGAGTTAGGTGGATGGCGCTCGTACCAATCCGTCTTGCGCTACGCTCACTTGTCGCCGGAACATCTGGCGATGGACGCAGCACGGCTACCGACTTTGGCAACTGGTGCAAAATCGGATCAAATCAACGGGAAGGCTTTGGGGTCAACAGCGCACAGAAGGGGCGAAACGCCTGCGCTGCAATACTTAAAAATGGTGGCCGAGGACGGAATCGAACCGCCGACACGGGGATTTTCAATCCCCTGCTCTACCAACTGA